CGCAGATTTCTGCTTCATCTCTTCCGATAAATCAGAGTCGCCAACTAATGCATCAACATCAGCTTTTATGTCAAGTTCAGATTCTTCTTTTTTATATCCAGCCTTCATATATCCAGCTTTCATATCTTTCTTTTCATCTTCTTTGTCGTGCATTGCTTCTGCTTTTTCTTCTTTATCTTCTGGAGTTTTCTCAGTCTCTTTTGAACCCTCTTTTAACTTAGGCATTGCGTCAGCAGCACCTGCGTTTTTTTGTTGAGCGTCACCAGAAACTTGATTGACTTTTTTTGAAGCATCTGGATTACTGTCAGTCGGTTTAGTTACCGCTGGGCCTAAATCTTCGTGGTCCGCCATTTTAGCGATATGCGAAGGCTCAGCCGCTACAGCATTTTTCTTCGGAGCATCAGCTTGCGGGTTTGCACTCGCTTCGCTAACTTCCTGTTCCATTGCCTCAATCTTTTTATCTGTTTCGGCCATTGAAATCTCCTCTTTAATAAAAATAAACGTTTATTTTAAGTCGTTATAGGATATTTATAAGATTAAAGTTTTTTAAGGAAGTTTTCAAAGACTTTTACTTTCTTTTCTTCTAAACTTCTTTTTCTTGCCTTATAAATTTCCAACTTCCACGCCTCAATATCTTTCTCTACCAAGACGCCGTTGTCCCAAACCCATTCTTTGCCTTCCATGATACCTTCTACGAAAGCGTCAGGGGCTGACGGATCAGCGACAATGTCGGCAGCAGTCGCTAGGTAAAAGTCATCTTTTACATAGTTAAAACCACCTCTTTGCACTAACGAACCCATACCTCTACTTGACACTCCTAATTGAGCGCCTTCATCAATAAGACCTTTTACAATCTTACCATAAGGTGTGTTCATTATTTTTGCTTCACCAATAAAATTTCTATCTTCTGGATAAAGTTTCGTAATCATGTGTGAAACTCTTTCTAGGTTAACAGTTGGTCCGTCAGGATGCCCTAACTCACCAAATGCTCTTTTTTTATTGATAAATTCCTGATTATATCTTTTTACTTCTTTCATTAGTACCTCTTTAGGGTACACTCTTCCATTTCTATTTTTTATATCACTCTGTAAAAAGATACCTTTGATTTTGTAATCTTTTTTACCGTTGTCTTTTTCTTCAACGATATATTCGGCGTTGTTTATTTCTTCGGAAATTAGCTTCATAATTCTCTCTCTGTTCTTAATATTTATACAATTTTTTATCTAAACTCTACAATAATTGTATAATTATCTCCGTTGGCAAAATTTTTAGTTGACAACAAAACATCACCTGTAGGTGTAGTAGCGTTGTTTGGAATACTATTACCATCTGTTCTAAAGTCCATAAAACCATTACCAGATAAGAATAAAGCAGTCGCATTAGTATCACCATCCCATATTATTTCAACGCCTGATTTACTATCTGATGTATTAATAGAATAATAGACTCTAGCGATACTTCTATTACCATCTTCTGACATAAATGTTAGTTCAGAAGCGTCAACTTTTTTAACTAAAGTTTCGCCAGTTCCATCAGAAAAATTTGTAAGTTTCGCTACAAATTTAACACCTGATGTGTCTGCTATTGTTTGTGTTGTTACTGTATCTGCCATTAACTTGTATATCCTGATTCTTTTTGTGCCTCTATGACTACATTATATTTTGTAACATTAGAGTCACTAGTTAATAATATGTCACCTATTGCATCTTTAATTCTTTCTTCAGTAGGTTTAAGACCATAGTTTCCACGGCCCTCTAGTTCTACCTTTTTCTCAATATCGTTCTTAAAAAATATTGTACACTTACCTGTGCCTAATATTTCATAATGTATATCTGCGATTGAAACTTTTGGTTCCGAAGTCGCATTGTTTGAATTAACTACATCAACTAACGTTTGTTCTTCTTCTCCACCTACTCCATTAGCTCTTACGATAATATTAAAACTATTGTCAGTTAATTTTGTAGTTGATATTGTCATTAGCTTCTTGGTGAACCAACAGCGCTAGCTTTTGAAGTCGCACAAGTGATTTTGTCACCTGGGTTCTTTTCAATAATTACTGTATCACCGTTTTCTAAATAAAACTGACCTAGTTGATTATCATCAGAATCTAAAACGGTACCAGTTACATCGCTAGTTGCAGTAATTCTTACAAAATTAGCTCTACTAATATTGTTACTACTAGGATTAGTAACGATATCACCTTTAACTATAAATGTTTGTGCCATTTACTTTTCTCCTAATTTTTCTATTACTTCTTTATCAAAGTAATCTTCTATTTGTTTAACTGTTAAATTATGTAAACTAGCAACTTCATTAATTGCCTGCTCAAATCTTTCAACGATTGTTCCTGTCTTACTTTCAAAAGACTGAAACACATCTTTTATAGCATCTTTCATATTCGGTGAAAGATTACTAAATGTTTTTGAATCTATAAAAAGATTCTCTTTAATTATTCTGCTCACCTGCATTTACATCTACTCCTACCATTGTATCTGGTGTGCCATCTTGTGATAATTCTAATTCTGCTTTACCATCTTTCACGTCAGTTGTATCAACAACTTGTCCATCTTGTGTAAATGTTCCAGGATCAGCTATTTCTGGTTTAGGGTCACTATGAGGTTCTGCCTCAAACTGTCCATTAAATAAATTACCAGCCATATCTTTTCTTGCTTGATCTAAAGTATTACCGACTTTAACTCTTAAAGCATCTTTAAACGCTTCACCAGCACCAGCGTTATCGCCTGCCGCAAGTTTGTCAATAAAATTTTTTGTTTCTTCACTCATTATTTTTTCTCCTCAGTAACTTGAGCCATTGGATTTTGAATAATACCATCATCAATTTCTTTTTTGATTTGTTTATCCATTTCTTCAATTTCTCTTTCGTTTTGTTTTAATACATTTTTTCTAATATAATCTACACTAAAGAATTTACCAACATAGTCTCTCATTTCATTTGCTAGTGCTAATCTTTCTCTTAAAAGTTCTGTATTTTTAAGTTCAGCAAAATGTCCATCTTGTATAAAGTCATACTGTATACACTCTTTAACCATGTTCCAATCTTGTTCACTTATTACTTGTTTTAACACTAATTGAGTTCTTAATATGTCGTTAAATAACTCTGTAAATTTCTTTCTTAATCTTTGAACAAATTTAGTAAATTTAAGTTCGTCTCTTGTTATTTCAGATGCTCTACCTAGATTAAAACCTTGTGAGCTTTCTAATCTACTCACAGGAACATTTAAAGAACGATATAGTTTCGCTCTAAAATATTCTACATCTGCCATTTCACCTAAATTTTGACCGCCAGGCAAAGTAGAAATATCAGTGCCTCTTCCACCTTCTCTGGACGGTAACCAAAAGTCTTCCAACATTGACATATAGTTTCTGTCATCACGTATCTCCCCTGTACTTGCGTCATATACTAATTTGTTTCTATATCTAGCCATAACATCACGCAGATATTGTTCTGCCTTTTGTTTAGGTAGATTACCTACATCAATCTTAAATATTCTTCTTTCAGGCGCTCTAGCAATTCTATAAATTACCACTGCGTCTTCAATCATTCTTAATTGATTAACAGGTTTAATCGCTTTGTGTAAATAAGATAATACCATATTTCTATTTTGATCTATGATACCTGATGCACAAAATGCGATTGTATCTGGCGCTATCTTAATACCAGATGTACCAGTTGTACCTGATACTCCTTTTTCATTGTATAAAAAGTATTCAATATATTCATCAACAACTGCCAGACTATTTAAAGATGATGGACTAGGAACATCTGGTCTTTTCTTTCTTACTTCTCTAATCTTTTTAATCTTACGAGGGTCAATATATTTAAGTTCTACAATACCTCTTTTAGGATTATCTCTATCAATAATTTTTTGATAGAATATTCTACCATCAACGTACCATCTTCTAAATACGTCATGGCCTTTTGTACCAAAGTTCATTAATCTTAAAACTTCGATAAATTCGTCTTCTATTTTTCTTTGTATTTCTCTGCCGTAAGGTAAGTTATTAAATTTAACTCTAACTGCATCTTTTAACTCATTTGCGACAATTGCCTCGTTGATTATATCTTCAATCGCCATGTCACACTCAGGGTGTTGAGCGATTTCTCTATATCTACGAATAAGGTCTTGTTCTGTCTTTGCAGTTCCTTCCATGTCCAAATAAGAACCAAAGTGACCCCCTGCCGAAACCGTTTGTGTACCGTCATCAGCTTGAGCTGTCGTAAAACTTTGTTTTGGATCTGCTTGTTTTTTGAGTCGTGTAATACTAAACCCGAACAATTCTGCCATAATTTATCTCCTTACCTAATACTTATATCTGTTTTAAAAGAGGGGCCGAAGCCCCTCTTTGATTTAAATATTAAGTTGTTGTTCTTGCATCAAAGAATTGGTACTCTAAAGTCACTTCAAATTCCTCAATTGCACCTGCTTCATCATAATGCAATGGAATTGATGCAACAGCTGTTGGA